AGATTGAAGGCTCAAGGCCTTCGCAAAGGTGGATCTGCAAAAAAATTTCCTGATCTAAGTGGTGATGGTAAAGTTACTATGAAAGACGTTCTTATGGGACGTGGTGTAATTAAAAAGCCAAAGAAAAAAGCCTCTGGCGGATCCATGACTCTAAAAGGCGGAAAAATTAAAGGCGTAAAGGATGCACCTGAAGAATACTTTAAAGAAGCTGGTTTTAGACTTAATAAAGAAAGACGTGGTAGAGGATTTGTTAGTAAGGCAAACTTTTTAGGTAAGTACACACCAAGACCAACAGGAGCTGTTAGAGGAGTTGGTAGAGTAGCAGGTAGACTTGCAAAAAGAGGTTATGGCGCAGCAAAAAAGTGATTAGAATATTATTAATAATATTAATTTTATCTGTATCTATTAAAGCTTTCGCAGAAACAAATACTGTTAGTAGCACGGTGGTAACGAATAACACACCACCTACTGCTAACTCTCCAAGTGTGGTCGTAAATAATTCTGACGTTTGTAAGACAGCGGTAGCAGGCGCTGTGCAGACTCAGATTCTAGGTATTAGTAGCGGGATTACTGTGACTGATGAAAACTGCGAAAGAATTAAACTAGCCAGATCATTGTATGCCTCAGGCATGAAAGTAGCATCTGTTTCAATATTATGTCAAGATCCACGTGTTTGGGACAGCATGACTATGGCAGGCACCCCATGTCCTTACATGGGTTCTATTGGTCAGGATGCTGAAACTGGTTGGAAAGAGAATATGGATATGATCCCAGAAGGCAGTGTTATATATGCAAAATGGAATGATGAGATAAATCAAATAAAAGTAAAGCAAGGAGTCGAAAGCGATGGGTCAAAACTGGCGAAATTTATTATTGCTGCTATGGTTATGCACTCTGGCATCGTGGCCTTCTTCCCTTAGAGCTGAGTGTCCAGTAACTGCTTCTGGTGTTTGCACACCTGGAGTAGAAGAAACAATCGTAATAACAGAAACAGAATCAATAGAATACGAAGCTGATGGTCATACGGTAACTACGACTACAACAACAGATACCACCACAGTTACAGTAACAAACGAAGACTCAGGTAATGTTCTTGATGGTAGCGAAGGCTACGTAATTCCTAGATATGAAGGCGACATGGATTCGGACTGGGGTGGCCAAGGCCCTGCAAATATGCCATCAGGTAATAATTGTTATCAGCTAGGTTCAGACAAGTGTGCACAGATCACTGGGTCAGGTAATTCAACGTCTTCAATGGGCGTGCCAGGTATGGGTACAACGTTTATACAGACTGTTGATATATCTGAACTAGACATCGAAAACGGGGGTAGAACGAACTATTCTATAAAGGTCGATAAGAGAGACGCACAAGACCGTATTTACATGCACATTACTGGAAAAAACGGCAATACGAGCGTATTTGCTGGTACAGATATCTTATCAGAATCAGGTGTAACAAGTGGTTATCAGGAGTACACAGGCGGTTTTGATTTTGCAGGAACAATAACAAAGCTTGTAATAGAAGTAGGTGGACGTGATATCAACCTCGCAATTGGACCGCTCTTTGATGATGTAACCATCAATGTATTATACAACGTAGTGTCCACAATAGTGACACAATCAATAACATCTGTTGAGATGTGGGTTGCCTATGGTGGTAGCACAGAGACAGAAGTTATTGATATCGTAGAGAATATCTTTGATCACAATGATATTGTTGTACCTGAATCACCAGGTGATGATATGTTTTTTGAGCCAGAGTTTGATGAGCCAGACATGGAAGTGTCATACGAAACTGTAGAGATGGAAATGGAGATGCCTAGTTTTGAAATGGATTTTGAAATGGAGCTACCTGAAATGGATATTGAAATGCCTGAAATGGAGGTTGCCGTAGTTGAAATCGAGATGGAAATGGAAATGGAATTAGAGTTAGAAATGCCAGCACCAGAGCCAGAAATGACAGAAGAGATTGAAGTTGCACCAGAACCAGATACAATGGAGTCAGAACCAGAGATGGAGGAACCAGTAAATGAGCCAGAACCAGAACCAGAATCTCAACCCGAAGTTGAAGCTGAGCCAGAACCCGTGGATGAGTCTACTGAAGAAGATGCTAACGAGCCTGAAGCTGATGCGGAAGAGGAGCCTGAGCCGAAAGAGAGCGTTTCAGAGACTGAAGAGAATGAAGAGCAACCAGAAGATATGGAAGAACCAGAAGATAAGGGTGAAGCCGATAAGGAACCAGTAAAGAAACCTGAGTCTAAAAAAGAAAAAGCAGCAAAAAAAATTGTTAAGAAGATGGGCGATAAAGGTAGATATGATTCAACAAATCAGTTAAAAACTTTGATTGTGATGCAAGTATTAGGAGATACAAAAACCTTTTTTGACTCACAAAAACAATTAGAAGATAGATTAGATTTTTTTACAGATTATATGATACCAGATACTCAAATAGAAAATAACAATATTGCACAATGGTATTTATTTGGTGGCAGTGACGGTATGATGAATGATATGATAGAGTTACAATGGCAGAAGTAGAATTTGCGGGTTTGAAGTTCAAAGGCGGGAAGATCTTTGTTGTTATCACAGCTTTAACTACACTAGGTGGTGGACTGTGGGGTGGTTTTGAATTTTACAAAGATTACCTTACGATGAAAGAACAGATACAAGAATATGTGGCGCCAGATCTATCTGGTTTTGATAAAGAGATTGCACTTACAAAAGAAGAGATGGACAGCAAAACTGACCTAATACAAACCGAAGTAAACATGATTATGCAAGAGATGGAAATGATCATGTCGGAAATCCGTTTAGTGAGTGATGTTGCCAATGAACTGAAAAACGACCTTAGACAAGATGTAAGACGTATTGAAAAAGTTGTTAATGATGTAGA